GAAAAAAGTATAATTCAATGCTTTGATGAACAGAGCGTAAAAGAAATGTACCGGTATATGTTTCCAGATAATTAAAAGTATGAGTATACTAGATTATCAATCAACAAATTGTAAAAATTGCGGGCATCCTCGTCATTGCGGCGAGACACTATGGAAGGAAAACCAAGGTTCGCTACAAGATGGAAACAATTTTTACAAGGCGTGTGATCATTGCAGATGTGAAAAGTGTGACCGACCCAAGTAAACCATTTTTAACAGTTCTGTTACCCACACGTATGCGTGTCATGCTTTCAGAAAAGAGTGTGAAAGGCCTGTTGGAATTTGCAAACAATCCCCAGAGACTGCATATTGCAGTTGCCTATGACGATGATGATACTGAAAGCGACGAGTACTTTACAAGCAGTAGTTGGAAAATGCTGGTTGAACAAACTGGTGCAACACAATCAGCACACAAAATGGAACGCACAGGCTGGAGTGGCTTGCACGAATACTACAATCATCTAGCAAGATCCATAGACAGTGAATGGTATCTTGTATGGAATGATGACGTATACATGCGTGATCAAGGATGGGATGATGAAATTTACGAGCATCGCAACTACAACTCGCTGATAAGCATGGAGTCAAACGGCAAGCGTCCTGAAAGCACACTGTTTCCTTGCTTACCAAAACTATGGATCGATACCTTTGGTATGATAGGTATCAATCCTGTTGACCAATGGGTGCAAGATATTACCTATGAACTCGGTGCGTACAAACGTATTTCAAGCAAATTGTTTCATGATCATTTTCAATTTACTGGCAACAACAACGACGAAATATATCAAGAAACATCACGAACCAAGAAGTCAACCAAACGAGCCTACAAAACTGCCGAAGTACATGAATTAAAACAAAAATGGATAGAACGTTGGAGAGCAGTTGTCAATGAAAACTAGAATAATTGTTTTACAAAGCAGTGAGATATCACGATCAATGGGAGCAAAGTGTATTGCTCGTGCAAAAGAATTTGGAATAGAAGCAGAAATATTCCCAGGCATACACGGAGCCGATGCACATCAAATACTACATGATCTGGGACTAAGGCAGTACAAATCAAAAATGAAAGGTGGACGTTTAGGAGTCCTTGGTTGCTTTCTCAGTCATTACTTCTTATGGGTTGAATGTGTAGAAAACAATGCACCATTGATGATTTTTGAACATGATGCATACATGCTACGTCCATTGCCTGACAATGTACTTGATCTCTTTCCAGATGTACTTAAATTAGACAGCTTAGATCCATACAGTAAAACCTACAACAAAAAGCTATCAGAACAAAGCGAAGAAATAAAAATATGGAGTTTACACGATCGGAAAGAACATGGTAAACAAGAGCACAGTAGAGGCTTGTATTCAATAGGAGGTTATGGATACATTGTTAAACCTCATGCGGCGGCACATATTATAGAGCAGTGTAATATGTATGGGTTTCGTCCAGCGGATCATCAATTGCATACCACTGACGAAATTGATATACATCACATCGCACCAAGTATAGTAAGAATACACGAAGACTACCATGATCTAAGAGCAATGAAGACCATGAGTTTGACACGCAACTTAGAAGCAAATAGTCAAATTGAATAGCCTTAGGACCGATCCAAAGGCTAGGGAGGGAACTGCCCTAGGACCAAGTTATCGCTACCCTGGTTTTTAAAGTGCCAAAATTTATCAAAATAGTTATTGACATTTAGGATCAATACCTTTACAATGCAGTATATAAAGGAGTATTTACATGACAACCCAATTTGACTCAGAACAAAAAGCAAAACTTACACAGATTATTAACGAAGGTATGGGTGTAATGAGCGAAGTAGAAGCATTAAACGAAGGACTTAATGATACAGTAAAATCTATTGCTGAAGAACTACAGATCAAACCAAGTGTGCTTAAAAAAGCCATACGTATTGCTCACAAAGCAAGTTACACTGCAGAAAAAGAAGATCAAGAACTATTAGATGAGATACTTACTACTGCAGGAAGGACATTATAATCTGTGAGTTATGTTGACGCTCTATTTGACAGAGAAAAAGATAGAATACACATTGTAGAACGTGTCAATGGCAGGAGAGAATACAGAGAGTTTCCTGCCTCATACTGTTTCTACTATGCTGACCCAAGAGGCAAATATAAAAGCATCTATGGGCAGTCTGTGAGTAGGTTCTCAACACGTAACAACAAAGAGTTTCGCAAGGAATTGCGTTTGCAGTCGGGCAAAGACATCTTTGAATCAGACATAAATCCTGTTTTCAGATGCTTTGAAGAGAACTATAAAGGCATTGATGCACCTAAGTTGCAAACTGCGTTTTTTGATATTGAGGTTGACTTTGATCCTGTAAGAGGATATAGTTCGCCAGCAGATCCTTTCAATCCTGTAACTGCGATAAGTGTGTACTTACAGTGGATGGAACAATTGGTCACACTGGTTATACCGCCAAAATCAATGAGCTGGCAAACTGCACAAGAAATATGCAATGAATTTCCTAACACAATGCTCTTTGAACGAGAAGAAGAACTACTAGGAACATTTTTGGATTTGATTGAAGATGCAGATATCATCAGTGGTTGGAACAGTGAAGGTTATGATATACCTTATCTGGTAAACAGAACTGCAAGAGTATTAAGTAAGGATGATACTAGACGTTTTTGTTTGTGGAGTCAACTTCCTAAAAAACGTACATTCGAACGTTTTGGATCAGAGAACATTACATTTGATACAATTGGCAGAGTTCATATGGACTACATGCAACTGTACAGAAAGTATACCTATGAAGAGCGACACAGTTATAGTTTGGATGCTATCGGTGAATATGAACTTGATGAGAAAAAGACTGCCTATGAAGGCACACTGGATCAACTGTACAATCAGAATTTTAAAACGTTTATTGAGTATTCAAGGCAAGATACTGCATTGCTTGATAAAATGGACAAGAAACTACGGTTTATCGCACTAGCAAGCGAACTAGCACATGCTAATACTGTGTTGTTACAAACAACAATGGGTGCAGTTGCAGTTACAGAACAAGCAATTATAAATGAAGCTCATGAACAAGGAATGGTTGTTCCTAATAGACGTGATAGACTCACCGACGAAGATACTGCGGCAGCTGGTGCTTATGTTGCATATCCTAAAAAAGGTTTACATGAATGGATTGGTGCTATTGATATCAACAGTCTATATCCTAGTGCTATTAGAGCATTAAACATGGCACCTGAAACTATTATAGGACAATTGCGTCCAATAATGACTAATCGCTACATTAAAGGCAAGATGGATAACAAGTCAAGTTTTGCGATGGCATGGGAAGGCTTGTTTGGCACACTAGAATATACTGCGGTTATGAAACAAGAACGTGGAACTGAAATTACCATTGACTGGGAGAACGGTGACGAAACTGTACATAGTGCCGCAGAGATTTGGAAAATCATATTTGACAGTAATCAACCTTGGATACTAAGTGCAAATGGCACTATATTTACGTATGAAAAAGAAGGTGTTATACCTGGTTTATTAGCACGTTGGTATAGAGAACGTCAGGAGATACAGGCAAACCTTAGACAAGCAACTGATCCTGGAGAAATAGAATTTTTAGACAAACGTCAGTTGGTTAAAAAGATTAACTTGAACAGTTTGTATGGCGCTATTCTCAATCCTGGTTGTAGGTTCTTTGATAAACGCATTGGTCAGTCAACTACACTAACTGGCAGAGCAATTGCACATCACATGGATAGTTTTGTTAATGAGGCGATCACTGGCAAATACGATCATGTTGGCGAAGCAGTAATATACGGAGACACAGATTCAGTTTACTTCAGTGCATGGCCAGTAATTAAAAAAGATGTCGAAGCCGGCAACATGGAATGGAACAAAGAAATTTGCATCCAACTCTATGATGCTATCAGCGATCAACTGAATGAAAGTTGGCCAAGATTTATGGAACAAGCATTTCATGTGCCAAGAGACAATGGACTTATAATCAAAGGCGGTAGAGAAAGTGTTGCTGATAGAGGACTGTTTATTACTAAAAAACGTTATGCAATAAACATCTTTGACAGTGAAGGCAAACGTTTGGATGTTACTGGTAAGCAAGGCAAGATAAAAGCCATGGGTCTTGATCTTAAACGTTCAGACACTCCAAAAGTTATACAAGATTTCTTGATGACATTGCTTACCAGAGTACTTGCAGGTGCTGAACGTCAAGAAATCATTGATATGATTAAGACTTTTAAGTATGA